CCCACCATTAAAACACAAGGTCAGAGGGTATATTTGCTCTCTGACCTTTTTCATTGTGCCCCAATTGTGCCCCACGCTGTAAAAAAATGTGCCCCACGAGGTCGTCGTAGGGCACTTTTGAAGGCTATTTTTAAGCGCTTATGCTTTGGGACTTTGCCTGTACGCATCGAGTAGATCAGCGGCGATAAAGGCAAGGAACGACACCGAAAAAGCAATGCTTGTTATCACAAAGATAAGATACGACCATTGGATTATGGCAAAAGATTGCTCTAAGTACTCTGGTGGGTATGTGCGTCCGTGAGCTGCTGTAAAAACTCCGTAAAGATACAGCAACAAAGAGCAAACTTCTATAATTCCGGTTACTTTTAAAGCTTTGCCCCAGCTTTCCCGCTTGTAGCTAATAGGGGACTTTTCTAATTCGGCCATGATGATTCCTTTCTATCCGATTTCGTGTGGTGACTGATACCACACGATAACACCACATATGGTAAGTGTGTCGGTATCTACTCTCTCTATGATGGTATCACTGTAACCGGTATCCCAACTGTCGATGCCAAGCGTGACACAATCAGCGCCAAAGTACACGCGGCGCACGATTGGCGTTGCGTCTTTGACAGAGACAAGAGCAAGCGCGCCGTCAGATGGTTTACGAGCTACATCTACGATGACATGAGCGCCTACTGGGATTACACGATTTACTCCGGCATCAGATACGACATAGGCGCGTAGATCAGTATGCTTGCGGTTAAGCTGGCAAGGTATTGGCACTTTATCAAGGTCTCCTCCGAGCGGCGGCGCATATGTGACCAGCGGGAAACCTAGATATTCCTCGTGTGGGTGCCACTCCGGATTCTCGTCAAGCCCTAAGAGCCACGAAGCCGTGCAGCCATGCTCAAGGCATATACGCTTGATTACGGTATCGACAAGCGGCACAGTGCCTTCTTCGTAGTCCGTATAAGCTGCTTCCGTCACGCCTAAGAGCGCAGCAAACTCACGACGCGACATCTTGCCCCGCAAGTTGCGCAAGCGGTTTCTATGCTCTTTAGGATTGCCGCCGAGGTCTCGACTGTCAAAGACATACTCAGAATCTAAGAGCGACGCAAGGCTTACGCCGTATGCGCGCGCAAGGATGATGACGTAATCGACGCGCGGTATTACCTCGTCGCGCTCCCACATCCATATGGTCTTTTCGGTTTTATTACATAGTTTTGCGGCTTTTACAAGCGATATACCAGCGTTAACGCGGTATTGCTTGAGGCGGCTACCGAGCGTAATTATAGGTTCCATGTTCTCCTTTTATGTAGGTTTTGTGATTTGCTTGCTGTAAAAAATGTAATGAGTACATTACATAAATGTAATGTTTTGTACATTGAGAGTTGCATACTAGGTCATTTTTTCAAAATCATTGATGGCTTGTTTCATCTTTTCAATCAAAAAATCAACCTTTCTCTGGTTCTCTCGCTGCTCTGTCGTAGTTTTCCAGCCAAGCAAGTCATTTAATGATATGTCTAAAACTGTGCAAATTTTGAAAGCCATTTCTGCTGATAAATTGCTATATCCGCGTTCCCAACGCGATACATAATCCTGTTTTATTCCAATGGCGTTAGCGAGATCTTTCTGTGTCATGCCTGCCTGTAAGCGGTACTTTTTTAGCTCTAAACGGTATGTTTGTTCCACGATGACGCCTCTTCTTGTGGTTTGATAGTTGAGATTTGCATACTAAGTCATGTAATCATTCATGGCTGCCCCTATCCTGCGTATAAGTTCGTCGGCCTTCCGCTGATCATTAAGCTGGCTTTTGGTTGGGTGATTATCCCACCCAAGTAATTTGCTAGGTGATATTCCAAGAGCTTCGGCGAGCTTAACAGCCAAATCAACAGTTAGATCTGTATAACCTGTTTCCAAATGACTAATTTTTGATAATTTAACACCAACCTTTTCGGCAAGCTCTCCTTGTGTCATTCCCGCCTGCTTACGGTATTTTTTAAGTAGAGCGCGGTATGTACTTTGCATCAGAGTCTCCTTTTATTAGGTATGTGGATTATAACAAATTATCAAATTTTTACAAAAAATTAGTTTACTTTATCAAATATTGATATAACATTGATTATAGATTATCAAATATTGACAATCTTGTACATTTACAAATGTATACCAGGCATGACGTGAGCCGGGGGAGCCGGTGACGCCCGCTGCCTGCATATCGGCAGCCCTCACGGAAGAGCTGCACGTGTTAGTAAAAAATTGAGAAAGGAGAGCTACATGGAGCTAGACATGAGTACTCTAGCAAAGCGCATGGTTTCAATGCGCTTTCTGCGTGATGGCATGTCGCAGAGCGATCTTGCTAAAAAAGCAGGCGTTACTCTCGGAACCGTTGCTCGCGCTGAACATGGAGACGGATATCCTCGTGTTGAAACTATTGAGAATATCGCTGACGCGCTTGGTGTTAGCGCTCACTGGCTTTTATGGGGCGAAGATGCGTCCAAGTGAGAAAGACTTTGCCAAATGGCATTAAAAAGCTCCCGCAAGGTTTAGCAGCCCGGGAGCTTATCCACATAGAGTTTATGGGAGTCTACATGGACAGAAAAAGTATACACCATCGAGACCTAATTTCCGTCAAAGAAGCAGCGCAAATGGTCGGCGTGTCATACCCGACGATGCTAAAGGCGTGCAAGTCGTGTCAGTCAGACAGGCCATACGCAACGCTCTTCTTTGGCCGCTGGATTGTCAACCGAAAAAGATTGTTGGAAAGGTTTGGGGTCTGCGATGAATGAATTAACAGTTTTTACAAATGACGAGTTCGTTGATCGTTACTGCTCGGAGGTAGTTATCGATGACTAAAGATGGAGTTGTTGGCTGCTTGTTGTTATTCGCTGCGATGTTTATTCCTAGCGTTGTTGAGCAGATGGACGTATCAGACGGGCTGTTGTTCGCCGTGGTAGTCGGCATTTGTGCTGTTCTGTGTGTTTGTATTGGTTATTTGTGCGAATTGAGGAAACAAAATGAAAGGCTATAAGGCATTTAATCAAGACATGACGACAAAACACGGAGACGGTACCGTGTATGAGGTTGGCAAGGTCTACATAGTTGATGGAGAAATTAAGATTTGTAAGAATGGATATCATTTTTGCAAGAAATGCGCTGACGTTTTTGACTACTATGAAAAGCCTTGTCGTATTTGCAAGGTAAGCGTCACAGGCGCAATACAGACGCAAGGGAATAAAAGTGTCGGACGCAAACTTAAAATTCTGCGCGAATTAACCGCTGAGGAAATAAGTAATCTCTTGAACTCCGGCAACTGCAACTCCGGCAACTGGAACTCCGGCGACTTGAACTCCGGCGACCGCAACTCAGGCAACTGGAACTCCGGCGACTTGAACTCCGGCGACTTGAACTCCGGCGACCGCAACTCAGGCGACTTGAACTCCGGCGACTGGAACTCCGGCAACTGGAACTCAGGCAACTGGAACTCAGGCAACTGGAACTCCGGCGACCGCAACTCAGGCTACTGTAATACAACTGAGCCTACAGTTCGTCTTTTTGACCACCAAACAGACATTACTTTTGGCGACTTCAAGCGATCGCGAGCTTATTACTTGCTTTGCAGTATACCGTCAGACCAGCTTACATGGAAACATAGCGAGTATATGACAGACGACGAGAAAGCGGCGCACCCGGAGCATGAGACGACAGGTGGGTTTTTGCGGCTTGAAAAAGCTGATCGTCAAGCGTGGTGGGAAAGCCTAAGCGACGAGAGAAAGACAGCGATTACTTCAATGCCGCATTTCGACGCAGATAAATTTTACCTGTGTACGCAAATTAGAGTTGCTATGAGACGGGACTAGCTATGGATACCGTATTTTCAGGCGTAGTGACTCCTGAAGAGCTTGCAGAGCTTAAAGGGCGCTCGGCATATCAGAAGCCGAAGGAAGCGGTTGTAAGGCTCTTAGCGCCATCAGGCGGCAACGCACCCCACTCAATCATTATTCGCTGCCCTATCGAGCTTAGAGGGACTTTTGAGAAGTGGCTCGTAGGCGTCGGTAACAAAAATCATTGGGACGCCGCTGTTAAAAGTTGGCTTGAGTAATTGCAAATTGAGGAGTTAATGATGCTTAATACAAAAGCACAAAAGACACAAAAAGAAACCACTGGAGAAAAAGGTAATACCTTTAATGAATCAATCAATAGTATTGATTCGACTTTGCGTGCCATCTACTTTGAACTTGGCTTGATTGAGCTACCACGCGATAAAGACGGCATACTGATACGCATCGGAGATACGGTATGGCACAACGGCGAAAAGGAGACGGTGAAGGCTATAGAGATACGCGATTCCGGGGCACGTATACATTTCGTTGTACCGCTCGGATGCGAAAGTTGGAGCTCACCAGAGTTGATCACTCACGCAGAGCCTATCAGCGAGTATGAGCGCATCGCCCAAGAGATTGAAGGAATCGCAGCAGGTAACAGCGGAACTGTCATAGCTGATGACTTGCGACTTGTCGCCGAGGAGATACGAGAGCTTGGTGAGAGTGATGATTAGTTGTGATAAAAGAATTGTCGGATGCATAGAAAACTTGCAGTGTATGGCAAATACCACAGCAGTAGTTCTAGCTTCTCTTGGTCATATGTCACAAATTGAAATTGATAAATATGCCCCCGCAGACACCGAATTAAAAGACACCTTAGATTCCCTTAGAGCAGAACTTGAAGGTGATTCAGATGACTGAGCGTCAAGAGGTAGCGGAGAAGCTACGGGAATTGCGGCACAGGACCTACTACCGCGAAGAGATTGTTGAGAGCATCTGTGATGCCATCAGCATCGCGGACCCTGTGAACACGTTTCGTGAGCCGGAGGACGTCTATGAGCTGCTCGCAAACCTCATAGACCCGACATGCGAGCTAGACCTTGATTTTTGCATGGAGTACATCGTATGCCAGTCGTGCGGATATGAGCTGCCACATGGTACACATCTTGATGAGACTAAGTACTGTCCCAACTGTGGTTCGAGAGTGGTGGTGAGCAAGGATGAGTGACGAAATGCTTACCAAAGTCATTGACGAACTATCAAAGCGACTCGGCACGGCCTACGGCATCACGGCATCAGCTATTGAGCAGTATACGCAGTTGAAAGCCATGCAATCGATATATCTCGTAGTTGTATTTAGCATCCTTTTAGCAGCTTTTGTCGTAGCTCTTGTATTGCTCGCTCACTTATATAAGCGAGGCAACCGAGCACAGCGGGAGTGTCTTGCGATAGCAATAGCATTTTCCGTGGTAGCTGTAATTCTCGTTTTGATATCGCTCTTGATTTTTGTAAACAGCACCCTCGGTTGGTGCTTACACCCGCAAGGAATGCTCGTGCAAAAGATTATACAGACGGTGAGATGATGACTTTACCCACAGCCTTAGACGTGGCCTGCGGGCCGAGGAGCTTTTACTTCGACAAAGAGGATGCGCGTGTACTTAAGTGCGACGCACACCCAAGACATCCGGAGCTACTCAATGGCCGCACGCTTGAAGTCGCTCCCGATATGGTCGCCGACTTCCGGGAGCTACCTTTTCCGGATAAATCTTTTCACCTGGTAATTTTCGACCCGCCGCATCTTATAGGCAAGCGCGGTTGGCGAAGCGACTACTACGGCAGCCTTGATAGCCATACATGGTGCGAGGACTTGGCCAAAGGTTTTAGTGAGTGCCTGAGAGTACTCAAGCCCTACGGCGTCCTCGTTTTTAAGTGGTGCGAGTGTGATATCCCGCTTAAGGATGTATTGGCGCTTTGTCCGGCAAAACCAATCATCGGCAATCGACGCCCTAAAGCATCTAAGACGCACTGGGTGTTGTTTATGAGGGAGGAGGATTGTGAGCAATCTCAGTAATGCGCTCTTTACCTCACAGCGTGACGATTGGGAGACTCCGCAGGTACTCTTTGATAAGCTCAATGATCTGTACCACTTTACGCTCGATCCTTGCTCGACAGATACCAATGCAAAATGCAAAAAGCATTACACCATCAAAGATGATGGTCTTGCTCAGTCGTGGTCTGGCGAGCGCGTTTTCTGCAACCCCCCTATGGCCGAGAAATCGGCAAGTGGGTTAAAAAATGCTACGAGGAGTCGCAGCGCGGTACGCATATAGTGCTACTTATACCAGCACGTACTGATACGGCATACTTCCACGGCTACATATACGGTAAAGCACGCATTGAGTTTTTGCGAGGACGGCTTAAGTTCGAGCTTGACGGAGTACCGGCGCAAAGCGCCCCTTTTCCGTCAATGCTCGTATTTTACGGGTTTAAGGAGGAAAAATGATATTTAACCTTGGAGCACCACAAGTCATATATTTAGTGCTGATTGTTATTTCCGTTACAACTAGTACGGTAAACCATGGCAAACCGCGCGAGCCGTATAACGGCTACATAGCTCTCGCGCGTGAAGTTGTTTTGATTATGCTTCTCGCATGGGGAGGTTTCTTCTCATGAGGATCCTTTGCGCTTGCGAAGAGAGTCAAGAGGTTACTAAGCGTCTGCGACATCTAGGCCACGAAGCCTATAGCTGTGACTTACTACCAACAAGTGGTAAACATCCCGAGTGGCATATACAAGCCGACGCACTTGAGGTCGTTAAATTGCAATGGGACATGGTGATAGCGTTTCCACCGTGTACGCACCTTGCATCTTCCGGAGCTTTGCATTTCCAAGCTAAGGCGCGGGACGGTAGGCAGCAAAGAGCAATCGGCTTCTTCTTGGCTTTTACGGCGCTTGATCATGTACCGATGGTTGCAATTGAGAACCCTGTTGGGATTATGAGCAAGATTTACCGAAAACCGACGCAGATTATTCAACCTTACCTGTTTGGCGACCCGATGCGAAAGACTACATGTTTGTGGCTCAAAGGTTTACCAAAGCTTGAGCCGACAAACATTGTTGAGCCGGAGATCGTAACATTGAGTAACGGCAAAACCGACAGTTCTTGGCATTATTTGACGTCTAATCTCCCGCAGTATATGAGGTCGCGGGTGCGAAGTAAGACCTTTCCAGGCATCGCACAAGCTATGGCTAATCAATGGGCGGGGAAGCGGTAAAAAATGCAGCTAAAACCAATCGTAAAGCGCAACTCCAAGGGGATATGGTGCTGCAGGTTATATCTTGGCCGAGATTTTAGCGGCAAGCTAATACAGCCTTACACGTCTTTTCCGGCAGCGGCCACCGAAGAAGAAGCGCAGGCTATGGCCGAACTGTGGGCAGCACACCTCACAGCCGACGGCAAGGTTAAAAGTACCAATCTGGTGCAGCTCTTGCGCGAGTACACGGAGCTCAAGCGACGCAATGGCGCGAGCCCAAATACGATCAAACAGTATCAAAGCTTCGTCAAAAACCACATCTCAAAGTATCTACCACGAGCCACGGTTGACACGCTTGTACCTGCGGACTTTACCGCATTCGAGCAACAGCTCTTAAAGCCGCGAGAAGACGGCGGAGCAGGGCTATCCCGTAATACTGTGATAAACGTCCATCAATTCCTCCGCAGCGCTTACAACTATTTTGTTGCTTCCGGCATTTGCTCGATAAACCCGCTTTTCAACGTTGCGAAACCCTCACAAGAACGACACGAAGCGGTATCGATGGAAGAGTGGGGTTTTGCCGAGATAGATAAGGCCATTACAGGCGTGCTCGATAAGTCCTTTAAGGCTCAAGAGTATAGCTTTGAGACAGTCTACGCCTTTGCTGCATGGCTTGCGCTTAAGTCCGGTATGCGCTGTGGCGAGGTCTGCGCCTTGCGCCGTCAAGATGTAAACCACATGCAGAGATATATCCACGTGTCAGGCACGGTTATCGAGGAGCCGCGTCGCCCGCCGTATCGTCGCGACGTGACAAAGGGCAGACGGCACAGAAACATCTCCGTTACCGACGCAGACCTCGCTTTGATTGATAAGTATGCACAGTTGCAAGGTAAGTGTATGGGAGTGGCTATAAAGGGCGCTACGCCTCTTGTAAGCGTCACAGGGGCGTTTATGAGGCCTACTAAGGTATCGAGCGCGTTTACTGCTCTCAGGCGCTCTCTTGAACTCCCAGCGGGTATTACCTTCCACACGCTCCGCCATACGCACGCCTCATGGTGCCTTGCTAATGGCGTGGACTTAAAGACACTCTCGGAGCGCTTGGGACATGCCGACGAAGCCACGACCCTCAGGATCTACGCACACGTACTTCCGGGGCGAGATCGCGCCGCCGCAGAAGCTTTCGAGGTGGCTGCAAAGCGCGTCACACAGACCTTTAATCTTGCAACTTAAGTTTTTCGGAGCATTTGCAATTTTTTGCAATGGCGTGTTTTTGACACTTTTCCAAAAAGCTGAAAAGCAAGAGTTAAACAAAGCTTTTTAGAGTGTTTTGATTTTTAGAAAGTAGATAAGAAGTAATTATCTACTCCACTACAAGAAAGGACTAACTTTTTATGAAAGTATCTGAGCCAATGCAGCGTCTAAGAGATGCGCTTTCCGTGCGTGGTATTTCGTGGGAAGACAAGTCAGATTACATGGATCGTGGGAACGCTGGCATCCATGTAATCGAGCGTACACAATTCCGGAGTGGTACTGAGACTATAAGCGCCATATACGGCTATACGGAGGACTCAGGTGTTCGTTATGGCATTACATATGGTTATCCGGATATGGTGGAGGTTATGCCACTTGATGACATCGATTACGTAGACCCACGACCGATGACGCCCGAAGAAATACTCAACTGCATTATTCCCACAGCTTAAAGGAGAAATCATGAAGAAACAACCACTGTACGACAGCGACGCAATGGCCGCCCGTCCGCTTGAGAGCTTCCTGCACGATTCCAACGCTCACGACGACATGAAAATAAAGCGGGTGCGCTTCCGGCTGGGGAAAGAAGGAGTGTGTACGTTTTGGTTGCTCTGTGAAGCTCTGGCGCTTACAGACGGCCACATTCTTTCCTACAAAAACGACGAAGACATACTGACGCTTATGGACTATCTCTGGTGCCAAAGTTTCGAGGAAGTGGAGAAGAATCTTTCCTGTTTTGCGGATGTCGGACTTATCAATTCTGACTCTTTGCGCGAGGGGAAAATCGTATCGGAGCGTTTACTTGAAAATGCGCTCATTGTCGGAAAAAAGAGAGCCGCAGGCGCTAAAGCAATCGCAAAACGATGGTCAAAAAAAGAGTGAATACCTGCGGTTTTATACGGTCGTATTACGAGCGTATTACTAACGTATATACGAACGTAATACAAAGATAAAGAAAAGAAAAGAAAAGACTTACTACTAAACCTTACTAGTAATAGGCGAACGTTTGTTTCAATGGTTTGGAAAAGAAAAAAGGACGGGGACAGATGATGGGTGATGCGAAAGCAGATGGAGCTTTTAAGGACAAGTGGTGCTTTGTTTCAGGAGCCGTAAGCGGCATCAAGGATCGCAACAAGCCCGCTTTTGATGCAGTCGAAAAATGGCTGCGCAAAGAAGGGGCTAAGGTTGTGTTTAACCCGGTGGCCGTCATCGACGAAGACAAGAGCTGGGAGGACGCTATGCGGGTATGTCTCCATGTGCTCACAGAAAACGAATACGATGCGCTTGTGTGCTTGCCTGGCTCAACAAAAAGTCGCGGCTCTGCTCTTGAGCGAGTCGTTGCGTCAAGCATCGGCACAAAGATTTTGGCGCTTGACCGGCAAACTCTTAACGAAATTAAAGTTCAGGTTGGCGCGCTATGAGTTACGCGCGGGATTACTTCGAGCAGGCGCGAGAAGCGGTGCGTGAGCTGCAAAGCATACGCTCAAAGCTTGAGGGCTTGCCGTATCAGATGGACGTCGGTGGCATCGATTATTCAAAGCCCACGATAGCGCATGGCACCGCTCAGAGCGGTATGCCTGCTGTCGAGCAAGCAGTTGATGCGGAGAGCAGGTACATCAAGCGCATGGGCGAGCTCGTGGAGATCATCAACGCCGCTTACGACATTATCTACGGCCGAGACCGCAAAAGCGGCCTTTTAGCACTCGCGGGCTATGAGTGTACAGACGCGCTCGAGCTTCGCTACCTCAAGGCCATGAGCTGGCAAGAGGTGTCAAAGAACATGAATTACAGCGCTCGAGCATGTCAGAGGTTCGCCGATACGGCGCTTGATATGTGCGAGGCATACGGGCTGGCAAAGGTTAGAGACGGTAAAGGAGTTGCTACGCAATGACAAAGATAAAAGCAGTACGCAATCGCGTACACGCAGAGCCGATTGAGGGGCTATATCTCAAGCGCAATTTGGCGCCAAGATATGAGGTGCAAGACGGCGTGCTCGTGCAAAAGATAGATGCGCATTGTCTCGATAGCACGACTATCGGAGCTGATGGAGTGCTGGTAGTACTCCCACATCGGCGCACGCTTTCCGACAATCTGCGCTCACTGGCCAAGCTGATACAGTACATTCGCCGCGAGTATGGCAAGCAGATATCGCAAGAGCTCAAAGGCGAGCTTGATAAAAGGCAAGAGCAAGACCACGCAGCGTATAGACGCGAGGGTAAGCGTAAGCGTGAGGAGGGTGCACAATGACAGAGTTACCGGATGGTATGCGCTTAGCTGTTACGACAGAGCACGTAGAGGGACTACCGGCGCCAAAGGCCGCAGTTGATAGCACTTATTACACGCTGAGTAATGCGGTCGGCACGGTATCGGTACGTATGCAGCGCTCAGGGCTTGCCGATGTGGTAGACGATTTGCGTTGTATGTGCGTATGGCTCAAGGACAATGAGGAGGAATTGAGATGATTAACGCCGTGTTATCAGTGGTTGTTCTTGTTGAGATGACGGCGATTCTATTTGCCGATTGGTGTATCAGCAAGCGGCTTACGGATATCGAGAATAAGTACCGTGATTTATGCGATGAATACGAAAGCATATCAACATCACTTGATTTACTCGAGTGCAAGTTTGAGGCCAAGATACTTGATGACAACGCCGAGTGGATTATTAACCATGTGTCTAGCTGGGGAGACCGCGATAAGATAGGCTATGAAGCTCTACCGGTGATAGATGCTCTTGCTGATGCTCGGAAAGCTCTCAAAAGAGCTCATGAGTATTCCTTGACTGATAGAGATATTGTTTTAGTCAATCGTGAAATATGCAGGCAGTACAAGCGTTTGCTTAAGGAGTACTAATCCTGTCACATTTTGGCACACTTTGTCGCATCTTGTCGCGTGTATATGTGCTAGTGTGTTAGCGTGGTTGTTCTATCGAGATCAGCGCAAGCCCTTACGGAAGTGAGGGCTTTTGTTTTAGGTATGGGGTATGGCTGGCATAAGCACGGAGGTATTGGCGTATGGCAAAGAGTAATGCACGCAGAGCCAACAGCAGCCGCCGCAATGCCGCACGCTCTCGCGTCCGTGCTCGTGATACTTGCTGTTGGATATGTGGACTTCCGATAGACTATAGCCTACCTGCCCGCGATGCCCAGGCATACGAGGCGGACGAGCTTATACCAGTCTCCCTTGGCGGTTCACCATATGACACCGCTAACATATCCGCAGCTCATAGGTGTTGCAACAACTGGCGGAGAGCACGGAGTGTTGAGTATGTCCGCGCTGTTCAGTCACAGCTTGCAAAGCTTAAAGCTCAATGGTTTAATCCTCAACAGTTTGTGAGAGCTGCACAAGCTCTTGAGCTGCATAAACGTGATTTTGTACAATTTGAGCCGCCAACCACTACCACCGATTGGTAACGTTTCCGCAGGTAGATAGGGGGGTCTTTTATAAACGGCCTGGCCGCCATCCTTCCGCACCAGGGCTAATATCCCCCCGAGGTAGTTTTTTACAAAACAGCAGTTAGAATACATCGTCTGAAAGGCTTCACGTGAAGATTTCTGACATCATTCCGTATGAGCGCAATGCACGGCATAACAAAAAGGCAATTCCGGCTGTTGCAGACTCTATCCGGGAGTTTGGTTTGCGTGGTCAAATTGTCCTTGAAAGCCGAGAAAACCCGGTTATTGTCACGGGTCATACGCGCGTCGAAGCGTGTAAATCTCTCGGCTGGACGGAGATACCGGACGAGAATATCGCGTACTGTGACGGTCTTACCGAGGATCAGATCAAGGCATATCGTATCGCGGACAACAAAACAGGCGAAATCTCGACATGGAACATTTCCATGCTTAAAAGCGAGGTTAAAAGCATTGGCAAGCTGGATATGTCAAAGTTCGGCTGTGACTTCAAAAGCAAAAACCTCACGTATGGCGCGGAGCGTCTAAAAACTGACAAGGGCTATAACCTCGATATCGTCAATCGTTACGATTGTGGGGAGTCTGGGATGCCGGAACTTCCGGCAATCGATTGTAAACCTGATGATTTCATGGGGTTCAATTACGCAAAGTCAACATCGGCTGAGGAAAAGAAAGGAAAAGCTTGTCATTTCTTCTTGGATGATTACCAATTTGAGCGTTTGTGGAATAGTCCTCGTGAGTATGTCGACCTCTTAAAACAGTTTGATTATGTTATCGCCCCTGATTTCTCGCTGTATATGGATATGCCGTATCCCATGCAGGTATGGAACCGTTATCGCTCACAAGCCATGGCGTACTTTTGGTTAACGCAAGGTATTACGGTAATTCCTTTGCTTACGTGGTCAGATAAGGCGAGCTATAAGTTCACCTTTGAAGGCGTTCCGAAAGGTTCAACTGTTGCCACCTCAACGGTTGGCATCAAAGGCGACAAAGGCGCACTCAAGGCGTTTAAGAGTGGTCTTAAAGCTGCAATTAAAGCAGTACAGCCAACACGGTTGTTACTTTACGGCGGCACGATTGATTTTGACTTTGGCGATATCGAAGTCATGGAATACAAAAATTACGTAACGGAAAGGCTTGCACATGGGCGATAGAGGATCATTTTCAGCAACTATGAAAAGCGAGAGATTAGGATCACTGCCAAACAAGATTGAAAAGTCTATAAAGATCCCAGCAGCACCCTTCCTGGCCATTAGCGGTAATCGCGTTTCAAAAGAAGAAACTTTTCAACACATTGAAGGTATTATCGCGAAGAATAGTTTTGAGACGGGCGTTATTGTCGATCCACAAGGATTTCCCGTTGCTGCATACAAAGGAGGTCCTCATTCTGTAAGTTTTGGTGTTGACCAAAGTAAAGTGAAAGGTAATTTTGTTACCCACAATCACCCAAGCGGCTATGCTGTGTTTTCCCCAGGAGACCTGACAACTTCAGCATCACTGGGAGCCATGGGAGTGAGGGCAACTACACTGAAAAATGGTACGGCCAGTTTAGTAAGAGTTTCAAGTAGAGCTGACTTCAATGGTCTTGCTGTTGCTTATCACCGATATCTTTCTGCAGGGGGTCGTACTGCAGGAGAGGCTACTGCATGGATATCACAAAACGCGGGTAAATATGGACTGAAGTTCACACTGGAAAAGTAAGGTGGTCTCAATGTCAGAAAGTGATTTACAGCTCGGAATAATTGATTTACCGGAAGGTGCTTTTTTTGACAAGAATGATATCTTAAGAGCAGCTGATGGACAGAAATTGCCAGACGGGTTGTATCGTGCAGAAGATGGGGAATTGATTCTGTACGAGGGAAACTTCGAAAACATGATTATAGATAGCTAAGCTGATAGCTGTCTTGGAAAATGCCACTCTACGGAGTGGCTTTTTTATTAGAGGTGATTTTATGGGTGGACGTGGTGCATCAAGCGCATCGGCTAAAGGTGTAGCTTGGGAAGGAAAGCCATTTACAGACAAGCAAATTGGTGCTCTTGAAAATGCTGGCGCGAAACGATGGAGTAAGGGGGGGCATGATAGGCTTTATATCAAAGCCACCTCCATTGGTGCCGATCTCGATTATTACAAGAGTGGCAATATCAGTTCTGCTTATTGGTTTGGTGAGAAAGTAAGTAATGCCGATGGCGGGCGCTTGCGCTGGGCTAACATTTATATTGACGCTAAAACAGGGAAATTAAATGTTGACACAAGTTTTAGTAAGTATGGCATGCCTTCTGTAGAAGACGCAGCTCGGTCTTTTGTGGATAAAACACTTAAAAACATAAATAAGTAGGTGAAATATGCCGCGTAAAAAAGCTGAACAAAAGGCTGGCTCTTCAAGCCTTGAAATGCCGGAAAGCGTGGCAAACGATTCTTTCAAAGCTGCTAAGTGGCAAGAAATCACACAAGGTCGTAAGTTTTCACCATCGGATATACCAACATTGACGATTTTGATTTATTGGCATCAAATTGCGCAGCAGTGTATGGACGATATTGACGAGGTTGGGCAAGTTGCATATCAAAATAAGCTTGGCGACCTCAAAGCCTTACCACAGATTGACAAGCTTAAACAGGCGAGTGCAGAAATCAGGCAGATAAACAAACAGCTTGGCATCAATGATTCGGTGCAGCCTGAGAAAAAGAAAACAAAACAAGGTAAAACCCTGCAATTTGTTATGGACGATCGCGCGAAGAAAGCAAAGCGAGTAAAGAGTGGCTAAACGATATGGTAGGCAAGAGCCGACATTTGAGGTAGTCGGTAAATATGCTTACACTGACGGTGAACAGGCGGCAGCTTTAGCATCCGAGTTTTGGGACGAACCGCTCAAGTGGCAGCAACATTTTCTTGATGTTATGCTTGCACGTAACAAATGGGATAAATACGCATTCAAAACGGTTGGTTTATCTCTTTCCAGGCAAAACGGTAAGTCTTGGAGCGTCCGCGCCCGTTGTTTTTACGGTTTAATTGCTGATGGCGAGAAGATTCTTTACACATGCCAGCACGGAGACACCGCAGACGGGATGTTTAAGGAGCTTTCCGCACCATTTGAGGACGAGGAGAACGAGGACTTAAACGACCTCTTAGACGCCGTGCGCAAAACCAACGGTCAGCAAGCAATTTACCTCAAAAACGGCGGCATGATACGCTTTACGACGCGCACAAACAACCTTGCTCGTGGTAAAAGCTACGATGTAGTAATCTATGACGAAGCGCAGGAGTTAACTCGCGAACAGCAAGACGCATCACGCTTTGTTACGTCTGCAAGCAAAAAGCACAATGCACAAACCATCTATCTTGGGACACCGCCAAATAACAAGGCACCTGCGGATGTTTTTAAGCCGCTGCACGACAGAGTACATGACGGAGATACCAAAAGCACCGCATGGCTTGAATGGGCGGTGGAAGAAATTGGAGACCCTCACGATATCGAACGCTGGTATGAGACAAATCCGTCACTTGGTTATCTCATTGATGAAGAAACGATTGCTGCGGAAGCAGATGACGTTACACCTGACGGTTTTGCCCGCGAGCGTCTAGGCTGGTGGTCGAAGCAGACAAGACAAAATCCGGCAATTACAGAGTTGCTCTGGAAAGCTGCTTACATCAAGTCCATTGGCGATAAGTACAAGTACAAAAAAGCCTTTGGCGTGAAGTTCAGCCAAGATGGTTCCCGCTACGCCCTTGTAGGCTGCAAATTAGCCCGAAACGGAAAGGCCGCTATTGAACTTGTTGAAATTGGAGATACTAAGGGCGGTACGCGGTCGCTTGCTGAGGAACTTTCAAAACGTGCAAAGAACACCAGCGTATGTGTTGTTGATGGTTTAAGCGGCGCAGAAGCACTTATGACGAACTTTGAGAGTCTAAAAGTACCACGAGGTTATATCGTAAGACCGAAAACCGGCGAAGTAATCGCAGCAGCCCAAGGATTTTATGACGGACTTAGTGATAAGTCCGTTTTTCATACGCACTCACGAGCGCTTAACAATTCTGCTCTTGGCTGTGTGCGCCGGTTTATTGGTAACCGTGGCGGGTGGGGTTTTGGATCTATTGATGATACAGACCCAACACCTATAGAAGCAGCAACCTTGGCTCTTTGGGGAGCAAGAACAACGAAGAGAAACCCGAAAAGAAAACAGAGGTTCTTATAAATGCTTAGACCAGATATAAGCGTGCTCCCTCTTGAGTATCAGGAGCGCGCAGGCCGCCTTTTTACCGCATGGAACGCTGTAGAGAGAAGAAACGCCAATCTTAAAGCGTATTACAACATGAAAAATGTCCTTGTTGACCTTGGCATAGATGTTTTGCCGCTACGTATCAAGCAAAACCTTAACAGTGTTGTGGGTTGGTGTTCAAAAGCAATACATGCTCATGCTATGCGCTCTGTTTTTGATGGGTATGTGTTCGCAGGACAGGCTGATGCAGGTCTTGACAAGCTTGTTACGGCCAATCGCTTACGTTCGCTGTATCAGCAAGCATGGACGAGCGCTCTTACTTACGGCATTTCAGCCGTAACCGTTATGCGTGGAAGTGCAGGGCAGCCAAAAGCCAAGGTTCGCGTGTTCTCAGCAAATCAATTCTCGGTGCTCTGGGATAACATTGCTGATCGTATCGGTTGCGGTGTAGTACTCTCCGACGTTGATAAAAGCGGTAACCCAACACGGTTTGTTTTTCACTTCCCGGATGTTGTTATCGATATGTTTACTGTCGATGATAGGCGTACATGGAAGTATATTGTTGAGCCGCACGCACTTGGCCGCCCGCTTATGGACGTATTTGTCAACGAACCTGATCCTGATCGCCCACTTGGCCATTCCATGATTACACCTGAGCTTATTTCTATTGTTGATAAGGCCGTTCGTGATCTTTGTAACATGGAGGTTGGTGCGACGCTCTTTACGTATCCGCAGCGTTACATGATCGGCGTATCTGAAGGGATGCTCACCGGTAAAACGGAAGACGAAGAGAGCGAGGACAAGGAGAACGAGGAGGAGATACGTGGTTTAACACCTGAGCAAAAGTTCAAGGCATATTTTGGCGCAATGCTTGCCATCTCGCGCGATGAAAACGGTGATATTCCGCAGGTTGGGCAGTTTGCCGCCGGTAATGCCGAAAACTTTACCAGGGTGTTTGAAAACGATGCACAGAGGTTCAGCGGTGCTACCAATGTACCTTTATCTCAGCTCGGTGTTCTATCGAATACGTATACGTCTTCTGATGCGCTCGGAGCCGCTAATAACCCGCTTATTCTTGAAGTAGAAGCAGCGAACAGACGCAATTCAGAGACGCTTGAAACCATCGGGCGCATGATTATGGCAGTTGCCGGAAATACCACGTTAGACGCGCTCACAGACGAGCAGAAGGGCGTTCAAGCGTATATGCGTGATCCATCAATGCCGACGATTTCGGCGCGTGCTGACGCATGGACGAAGCTTGCCGCTTCTGACCCGTCTATTGCAGGTACTCGCGTCTTCTATGAGGGTGTTGGACTGTCGCAGCCTACGATTGACCGCCTTATGGCAGAGAAGCGCAAAAACGGCGCCATTAGCGCGCTTAATCGCATAGCCGACGGAATGGGTGTGTAATGATTGCACAGGGTGATTTTGAGCGCTATGACCGCGCGCTTATCACAAACTCAAACCTCGCCATTAAAGCTGTCGGAGAGCTTTTGCAGCAAGCAGAAGGGCAACCAAGAGACGAAGTACATGACTTTTTGCTTAGCGCGTATCCCGATATTGTAGCTGCATACGGTGAGCGCGCGGCTGCTGTGGCAGTTGAGTTTTATGACGAGCAGAGGGAACTTGCCCATGTCAAGATTGACTACGACGCAGAGATACCCGACCTAAGTGGATATCTTTACAAGCTGCAAGGTGACGTATCGCGTACAACGAGCCAATATAGCGAGCTAGAAAAGATTGTCGCTACTCTGCAAGGATACGCAAGCCGGAGAACCTACGAATACGCAGATGAAACCATTACGTATAACTCTATGCGTGATAGTGCTCATCCACGCTGGGCGCTTGTTCCACATGCTGATGCGTGTGCATGGTGTGTATTCCTTGCATCACAGGGCTTTGTTTACCGTACAAAAAACACGGTAGCGCGTCACAACCATTGTCGCTGTACTCCAACGCCGGAGTTTGACGGTAAAGGCATTGAGGGTTACGACCAAGACAAATACTTGGATGCATACAGCAAAGCGCGCGACAGAGCAGTAAAAGACGCGCGTTCCGACTGGGAAAGCATGAGCCAAGAGGAGCGCATGAAGTACACACGGAACGGACGAACGCCTTCCTACGATGCGTATTTACGCAATCGGATAGTGGGTCAAATGGCACACGATCTAGGTATACCAGAGCACAAACATTAGTCGATTAAAGCCACTCGGAAAGGGTGGCTTTTTTCATATGTAAACCGGGCGAAAAGCCCAAAACCAATGCGAAAAGCAAAGGAGAAGAACATGGCAGACGTAAAAGATCCACAAACAGATCCGACGGCAAGCGATCCGGCAGTACAAGCATCAGGAACACAGAGTGAGCTTACACAGGCGCAAAGTGCTCCTAGCGGTACCAATACGGAGCCAACGAAGGACTGGAAGGCGGAAAGCCGTAAGTGGGAAGACCGCGCAAAAGAAAACCTCAAGCAGCTCGAAGAGATGAAAAAACAGCTTGAGAATGTCGGAGACGATACGGGACTCAAAAACCGTGTATCTGAGCTTGAGCAGGAAAACGAGAGCTTAAAGGTTAAGGTGCGTATTTCGGCAGAGACAGGCGTACCGGTAGATCTCTTGCATGGCGTTACAGAGGACGATATCAGCGCATCCGCAAAAGCAGTAAGTGACTTTGCGGCCACGTTTGCCAAAGCGCAGAACCTCTATCCACAAGACAAAGGCGGCGCGGCGCAAGCGCAGGCGGTTGATGTTAACAGCATCGAAAACCCGCTTGAGTATGTGCGTGCTCGCACGAAGCAATTAACCAACAAGTAAAAGGAGTTTTATTATGGCAGTTATTCCTAACACTACCACCGCAGACGCAGTAAATACCGCTCTGAGCGAGCTTGCTGTTAAGCAGTTTACCGGCGATTTTGACCGCCTGAGCGCAATTCTTGGCATTACTGGTGTTGAGACGGTACAGGCGGGTCATCAGCTGGAGCAAATCGAGTACACCGGCACTCTTGCCGCAGGTGCTTATGTCGAGGGCGACGAGGTACCTCTGACAAAGATTACGGCTACCAAGAAGCCTATCGGCAAGATTGACCTTAAGCCTTATCGCCGCGTTACGACCGCTCAGGCCGTCCTTGCTTCTGGTATGGACGTTGCGGTACTTGGAACCGATCGAAAGGTCATGTCTCTTGTTCGCAATGGTGTTGTTGGTGATTTTATTTCCTCCGTTAAGGCTGGCACCGGTGCTGTTGAGGGCAAGAACCTCCAGGCTGCTATCGCTGCTGCTATTGGCAAGCTTAATGCGTCTATGGAGGGTAATGGGGACGCTACAAGTCAGGTAATCGTTATCGCCAACACTGAGGATATCTATGCATACCTTGGTGATGCTCCGATTACCACGCAAACCCTCTTTGGCATGACGTATATTGCTGACTTCCTCGGCCTTGGTGGCCTTTTTGCCACTTCTAAGGTTGATAAGGGAGCCGTATATGTTACCGCAGCTGAAAACATTAAGGCATACGGTGTTGATATGGCTGGCCTTAATGCCGCTGGCTTCCCGTACCTCTCTGACGAGAACGGCCTTATCGGAGTTGCACACGTGCCAGCGCTGGATCGTGTCTCTGTCGAGTCTGACTTTATTGCCGGTGCTCGCTTTGTCGCAGAGGTCACAAATTACATCGTCAAGGGCACCATCAAGGTCAAATAAGCGAGGTCGTAATGAGTGCTTACGCAACCGTGGAGCAGTACCGCAACGATACGGGAGATAGTACGACTGAGGAATTGCGCGTATCTGCGACACTTGAGCAACAATCAGCAAAGTTGCGAGCACACCTTGGTATTACGAGCAAGAAAAAGCTTACCGACGACCAGCAGATGTTAGCGCGTCTGTTGGTCGTTGACGCTGCACGTAAAACGCTCATACCGCCAACACTTGATGGTTTCGGGGACGTATCCGGTGCGAAGTCTGCGAGTTTTTCGGCAAACGGGTTTCAGGCTCAGGTAGCAGTTACCAATCCAAGCGGCAGCGCCTATTTCGATCGCGACACGCTTAACACCCTAAAGAAACTTTTAGGGAGATCGCAGCGTATCGGCACCATATCGCCATATTAGGTGGTGGTTTCATGTTGAAATTAGGAGAGCGTGTTGCGGTGTTGACGCGCTCTAAGACAGGCATTGACGAGATGGGCGAGCCGGTTTATACGTGGGCAAGTGAGGTTGTTTATGATTGCCTTGTTCGTCCTTTGTCTGGCTCTGACCTAACCAATTCTCGCAGTTCGTCTGACGGTATGCGCCCCGATGGCGTGGTTGTTCAATACTCTGTAGCCTTCCCCAAAACATACAAAGGAAACCTTGTACATGCCCGTGTTGTGCTCATAGATCGTGGCGGAGATGTCAATGACATTGACGCGGCACTGAGAGTAAGCGGCGCTCCTGACCGTACTATTCCATGTCCCACACGCTGGAACATGATTGCTGAGGTAGGTGTTCTCAATGGGTAATTTTTCACCGGTAAAACTCAATCTTTCAGAGGTCGCGCGCATAGCGAAAAGCGGTGCCGTACAAAGCCAACTTGCAGCAAAGTCGGCAAGTATCGCCGCATCTGCAAGCGCGAAGGAAGCATCGCGCCGTGAGGACAAGGAAGCCTGGATGCGCGCTGCGTATCGTGGCCGAGTGAAAGTTCTTGATAAGGCAGCTGTTGGCATTGTGGAAACCACAGGTACACGCGGTTTGAAGGCACAATCAATGCATGGTGACCTTGACGAGTTCTTAGGCGGCTAGTATGCCAAGACTAAATGTGCAAGCGGATATACGCGACCGTCTCGCTAAGGCACTTCCCGGCTTTCATGTAGCCGTAAGTGTCCCCGAGAAACGTAAATACCCGCTGATTGTTGTTCGCCGTTCGGGGGGCGGACGAGATAAATACCTCGATTTTCCGACTTTAACCATTTTGGTATGGGATACCAGCGAACAAAAAGCGTTTGCAGCCGCTGAAAAGGTTTCCGACCTTATGCAGCAGCTTCCGTTTTTAGCCGGTTACGGCTCAATCAATGAGACCAGCTTTTACAGCGATTTTGATACGGACGCAGGCTGTCCGCGCTGGCACCTCTCATACAATCTTTCAACTTTTAAGGAGTAACTATGCCAGAACCAGCCAAAGCAACAACTGAGATCAATCCCCGGTTTGCAACATCTTCTATCGGCATCGAGGGCGGTGGTGTTGTCTATACCTCGTTCAAGCCAGATGCGGCGGTTCCAACCGACGCAACAACCAAAATGGGTACGCTCGCTGATTTTGTTAGCTTGGGTGAGTTGAGTGAAAACGGCTTTACCGATAGCCGCTCAATTTCCACGACTGATCATAAGGGGTATCACGGTACTATCATCATGACGACCGTTGATGATGATACAACCAAAATTAAGGTCGAGTTTCTCGAAGTTAATCGCCCCGCTGTAGCAAAATTACGCTACGGGAACGACTCTGTGACAGAGACAGCAGGTAAAATTACCGCCATTAAGCGTAAGTCTTATACGGGCGAGAAGCACCCGTTTGTTTTGCAGGAGCTTATGAGTGATAAGCGTCTGCATCGTATTGTTGTTGAGAAGGGCGTCATTACTTCCTTTGACGACGTACCTCACAAGCGTGGCGACCTTATGGTATTCGGTATGGAGATTACCGCAAATACCCCTGATGATGGCTCAGAGGTCGTCAAAGAGTACTTTGCCGAGGCGTAAACAAACCCCCCTTATACCCCCTCATATCGAGGGGGTATTTTTTGCATAAGGAGCAGCATGGATACATCTATTTTTGACAACATGGACGCAAAAGAGCTTGATTTGTACGCACGAGCTATGGAGCTTGATTGCTCTAAGCTTAAAGGTGTCAAAGCAAAGCGTGAGTTTATCAGACAGCACCTAACCAAACAGGCAGATATTAAGATTTTCGGCAAGGTGTATACCGTGCCGGTAAAACGTCTGCACGATAAGCGTGTAAGCGATCTTTTGAATGGTAAAAACCTCACGGATGACAAGCTTTTTGAAGCTATGCGCCTTGTTCTTGGTGATGAGCAGTTTGAAGATATTTTCTCTTATTGCACCGAGGATGACGGGCTTGTAAACATGGCTTCTCTCACCTATGCGTATCTTTCTGTTTTTGAAAACGAAGAACTAAAAAACTTCTAACGCTCGCACAGCTTGAAGAAGGCCATATACGCGAACTTAGGCACGATTTTAGAGCGTATTACCACGTCTCATATGACGAGATAACAAACATCTCCGAATGTGTAGACCTCATTCTCACCCTTCCTCGTGGCTCTCTGTATGTGTCGGCCATAAGTCCCGAATGTGCATGGAGCGAGACGAGAGAAGCAATAGCAGACGTTGAAGATTTGCTTTATATGATTGCTTGGGGAAGTGGCGTGCGCTATGAAGGACAAGAGCAGCCGGAGTGCGTGACAAGACCGCGTGACATTATCGAGCGTAAGCGAGCAGCGGAGAATACAAAGCGCAAAAAACAGCAGTTAAAGCGCGTAAAGGAAATCATGGAAACAACAGAATGGAAGGAGGTTGCAAGTGGGTAATATCGGCTCAACTTCACTTCTTATTGTTCCGAAGTTCGATAATCTTTCCGGCACGATTAACAAGGCTTTAGGATCCGCAGACGGTAAGGTTTCGACATCGGCCGGTACCCGTATGGGTCAAAATACCGCAAAAGGCTTTGGTAAAGGTTTTGCTATTGCTGGTGCTGTATCTGGTGTTGTGTCCCGTGCGGTTGATAGCGCAATATCAACCGTATCAAGTCACGTTGACTCGGCAGTAAAGCGGCTTGATACGCTCAACCTCTTTCCTAAGACGATGCAAAGCCTGGGCTATTCTTCTAAGGAAGCGAGTCAGTGGGTTAATTACATGTCTGACAGGTTGCAGGCACTTCCCACCAGGCTTGACGATATGGTAACGACTGTTAAAGGCATCTCCGTTATCACCAAAGACCTTGGCAAAGCGACAAAAGCGGGACTTGCGCTTAATGACATGCTTATCGCATCTGGCGCAAATCAGCAGATTGCAACGGCAGCAGCAGAGCAGTTCAGGCAGATGCTTTCTAAGGGCAAGCCCGATATGCAAGACTGGAAAAGTCTTATGCAGGCTATGCCTGGACAGCTTGACCAGCTGGCAAAGGCTATGTTGGGTCCAACAGCTGGTGCAAATGATTTATATGAAGCACTTGGCGGAGGAAAGCATCAACAAACTATCTCAATGGATCAGCTGCTCGATGCAATGATTAAGCTTGACCTTGAAGGCGGTTCACATCTAACCAGCTTTAAGGAGCAGGCAGAAACCGCAGCTGGTGGCATTGAAACACAGATGGCGAACACCTCTAATGCCATTACACGTGGCCTTGCAGACACGCTAAAGGCAATCGGTAACGAGAATATCAGTGGCATGTTTTCTGGCTTGAAAAAAGGCATTAGTGACGCTTTTAAGACGGTTAATAGCTATATTCCATCAATCGTTGGTATTTTGAAAACCATTGCGCCGGTATTTGCTGATCTTGCACCAAAAGTCGCAATCGGTGTCGCTGCGTTTATGGGGCTTAGAAAGGTTTCATCGGTTGTATCAAATGTAATCGAAACTGTTGGGAAGCTTAATTCTGGTCTTGGGTTTATTCTCAATCTCCCGAGTATGCTTAACCCCGTTACTTTAGGTCTTGCCGCCGTTGCAACCGTTGTAGGCGTTGTCGGTGGCTCAATGCTTGCTGCGAAACACGAGCAAGACAAACTTACTAAGTCTTATGGGTCTTTTGCTGATGAAGTAAAACGTACTGGTGATTTAGGTACGTACTTTACGGTGTCTGACAGTATCAAAAAGCAAAGTGAGCTTGCAAAGTATTCACTTGACGATCTGCGAAGCTCTTTTGAGAAGCATGCAGAAACTATGAAGGCAAACAATGACGAAGCTGAAAATACTATTGGTACGTTGACACAAATACAGCGTGTTATTGATAGTACGGTTAAAAAGACTGACTTAAGTGCTGAAGAAAATGGCAAGCTTGAGTGGGCACTAAAAACGCTCTCTGACCAGTATGGTATCAATATCAGTAAATCTGATGTTTTGGCTGGTAAGTACACAGATGAAAACGGGCAGGTACAAGATCTTGCTAAAAGTATTGATAACCTTGTAGCAGCAAAGAAAAAAGAAGCTCGCATTAACGCCGCGTCTAAGAACCTTACAGAAGCGTATTCTGCCCAAACAGAAGCTCTTAAGACGTATAACAGCGCATACAGCGCCTATCTTAAGCAAAGAGAAGAAGCCTATCAACGAGAGAAAGATGAAGGGTACAACGCTGAGTATTACGTTAATCAGCTTGGTTATAAGTCTGTAGAAGAAGGCATAAAGGGCCAAGCAGAAAAGGATGAACAAGTTCGGAAGCTCAAGAAAGATGCGGATGAAGCAAAAGGTGCACTCGATAGTGCTAATACGTCAGTGAAAGATCTTGAGCGTAGTATGGGAGATGCTGCAAGTGGTGCAGCTGACCTCATGAATACCATTGCAGGCTTTGGATCAAAAGCCATAGATAGTATGGCAAATGTTGGGCTTGATGTTAACCAGTTATCAGAAGCGCTTGTGAATGCAGGTATTTCAACACAACAGCTTGAATCTCTTGGAACCGATATGTTTTCGGCACTGGCTACAGCGAGTAACGGCAGCGTTAGTGAAATGGTCAAATCGATTCAAAACCTTAATGCCTTGGGAATTGACCCCAAAGAGTTTGAAGTAACTGATGACGGCACCATTAAAGACCAAGCAGGGAACGTTTGGGACTTTAACGCGATGACGATTAACGGCAAGCACTATGAAGTAAACGATGACGGCACCATTTCAGCAGCAGAGCTTGGTATTGACCATGTGAGCGCAAAGAGCATTCGTGATAAGTATTTCTCGGTTGTTGCAGAAGACCATGCATCCGGCACGATTAGTCATGTGCTTGGTATGCTTTCCCGAGTCTCAGGCGTATTCACAGCGCACCTCCACGCCAACGCTTCCGGTGGTATTCGCGCGAACGCCGCAGGCGGAGTTCGCTATCATGCGGACGGCGCTATTGCGACAAAAGCAGCACCGCTTGACATTGTGGGAGAAGCCGGAGCGGAAGCCATCGTCCCATTGACTAACCGCAGGTACTCACAGCCATTTGCGGACATTATCGCCGAAAGTGTAACCAACCGCTTGAACAACTTTGATATAGCAGCGTGGCTAAATGGCAACCTCCCGCGCCTTATTGCAGAGGGCGCACCGGTAACCGTTGTGTCTGAGCGTGAAGAGAAGCGGCGTATTCGGGAGATGATGGTTAATGCATAAAGCAACGTTTACCACATCGGATGGGTCGGTATTCGACGTGAGCGGTGCCTTTGACACGCTCATGTTTGGTACCGACCTTGCCGGTTGGGAGTGGAATAGTGTTAACAGCGGTTTTGTCCGTGAGAAACGAACATATGGCGTTGAGCTTGTGGCTGCTACAAAAGAGCAGCGCACACGCATTGAGAAGCTCTTAATGCTTGCTGATTATGATACTGAAAGGGGGTTGCCTGACAGATTAGAGGTAGACGGCTGGTATATCGAGTGCAATATCACCAAAGGTAGTGTTGCGAATTGGTACTCCGAAAACCGCGTTTGGTCGCTTGATTTAAGCGTCAGTAGTCCTTTGTGGCGACGTGAAACATCTTATGATTTTATTCCGCAGCAAGGCACAGAGCAGGAAATCTTCGGCATTGATTATCCGCATGATTATCCGCATGATTACGGTTCATCTGGCAGAGCAGATATCTTTACGGTGGACGCACTTACACCGTGTGATTTCAGGATCACAGTGTTCGGATATGCCATAAAACCTACGATACACATTGACGATAACACCTATGGCGTAAATGTCACTGTGCAAGACCATGTGCTGCTTGTTATTGATAGCACCAAAAAGGCATCTATGGCGCATGATAGCGTTGTCCTAAAAGACGCATACGGTAACTGTCAAGACGTATTTAGTAGCCGCATACGGGGCGCTAAGGGTTCGGGGAGCTATATATTCGAGCGAATTACACCGGGAGATCATACGGTCACGTGGGATCAATCATGGGGCTTTAACCTTGCTATTATCGAGAGACGGGCGGCGCTACCATGGATATAATCTTGCAAGACGATACGGGCACCGATGTTATGATCATCGATCCTGTTTCCTTTGACCTTGCCTTCGGTGTAGGGGATAACGCCGAGAATGATTTTGAGTTGTCCGTCCCCGACAAAGCGCCAATAATCAAGAGCGGTATGCGCGTATATATCGAGGGGACGGCATACGGTGGCATTATCACGCGTCTCAAAGTCGATAGTGGTTACACATGGTGCGGCCAGACGTGGAGCGGGCTACTTAACAACAAGATTGTTTTTGGTGCCCATGACGGCGAGAATCTCATACTGAATGGTGAGATACACAGAGCAATTAAAGAGTTAATCGTTAAGTATGACCTGCAAAGCATTTTTGACGTTAACGATAGCGTGTGTAATCTCACCCCAAAACGCTATGAAGTACCGCTTTATGCAACTCTCTATGATGCTATTTGCGGTTTTATATCTGCATCGGGCGGTAAGCTTCTTATACGGTACAGTGGTTCAAAGGCTCTCATTTCTGCTATCCCAGCTAAAAACTGGGCAGAAGATGAAGAGTTTGATACAAGCCTTGTTAATCTCACCGCTGATATGGAGTATTTGCCAATAAACCATCTTGTGTGCCGCGGTACTGGTCAAAAAGACGAGCGTATAGCACTCGAGCTATACCTCGACGCTAAAGGTAACGTGAGCGAGAAACAGACCTTTTTTGGTCTGCAAGAGCGGGCAGAATATTACAACTACACGTCGGCAGATAAAGATACGCTCATAAAGGACGGCACAAAACGCCTAAAGGATTACTGGAAAGAAGCCACAAAGCTATCTGTTGAGCTGACAGACCAAGCCGATAGATATGACATCGGTGATATTGTCGGCGCGACAGATGATCGTACAGGGCTTGTGATTACTGCGCCAATTACAAAAAAGGTTGTCACGATTGACAAAAACGGTGTGTCAAAAGTCACATATACCACAGGAGATAAGCAATGAAACAAAACGATTACGTCCACGTTGAGTGTGATGTAAAAGGATGCCAGGCAAAACTCGATGTACCTAAAAAGGACGCTGAGAGTTACGGGTGGCTGCTCGATGCACCATATACCAATTCGCGGGGCGAAACTGCTAAGTATGACCTTTGTTTTAGCCACAAGATGGCATGGAATCACATGCGGCAGCGCCAAGACCAAGAAATATCCGACTTCATGAACAATAAGAGAAAGTAGGTGAATTATGGCATTTGATTTTGTAACTTCACGTCAAGGAAAGCCGCACGTAACCGCAGAGCAGGCAGGAGCGCTTAACCTTTCCATCTTTGGAAAAGGAAGGTTTGTCACAGACTATGCGGACGAACTGGCAGTCACAATGGCATCTGCTAATCAAGTAAATATTGCCGCCGGCGGTCTCATTGTAGACGGTCGGTTTTTTATTAACGAGAAGCCGGAAACGGTTGCTATTGCGAATGGCACCCAAAACCAGTGGCGCAAGGACTTAATTATCCTGAAAATTAACGTTGACGCATCAACTGGTATTGGTAGTGTTTCGCTGTCAAGCATACAGGGCACACCGGCAGCAACGGAAGCAGCCGCAAAAGACCCGGTATTTACTCCGGGAGACCTATCAAAGGGAGGACATCAAGCACAAGTTGCCATTGCACGCGTGACACTTGATGGTCTAAAGCCAAGTGTGGCGCTCATACCCCCAAAGGCTTATACCCTTGGAGGAAATGATTTTGATATCTTAAGCTGTGAGAAACCCGCTTATTCTGATGGTTCAAAAATCTTTTGGCGGGCTTTTGGCAACAAGCAGATGGTTACAGTCCAGGCGCAAGTATTTATTGCTGACACGAGTGCATGGGCACACATTAAATGCCCCTTTACCATCCCTGAGGGTTATCGCTTTAGGGGCTGTGGTGAGCGTCTTAAAGCAATTGGCAATGGTACCAATGAGCTTAATGGGGACGAATTGAGAGTTCCGTTTGCACTAAGAGACGGAGACCTTAGTACAGAGCATTTAACTGTCTATAGTGACGGCTCAATCATGGCTCAAAACATGGGCGGCGGTGGCCATACAAACGGCTGGCGGTACGGTTGTTTGAGTTATGCCGTGCAGGACTAAGAAGGTGATTAGTATGAATCCCATCACCTTTGAACAGATTGTAGCTGCAGTGAGTTTCGTAGGCATGATGATATCTATCATCAACGGTACACGTGCCATGAACAGGGCAAGTCAAGAGGACGCTATGCGCCTTGTACGCATTGAGGAAGGTGTTAAGCGGCTTAGAGACGATGCTGAAGACAGTCAGAAAGCGTTTGCTGCTTACATGGCACGCACCGATGAAGTCATCTCAACTGTCAAAGATACCCTTGCTCAACACGATACACGTCTTGCCGTAGTTGAGGATGTGACCCGTACACAGGCGGGAAGGTTGGAGCGCCTAGAAAAGGCGCACACGAAATAAAAGAACTGTTATTTGTTTAGAAAGGGAAAAACTATGAACGTATGGATCAAAGCAGCGCTGGTACGCGCCATTAAGACGGCAGCACAGACGGCCGTTGCTCTTATCGGCACCAATGCCATCGGCATTACCGCCGTTGACTGGGCGGCAGTGGCATCTGCGGCGGCTCTTGCGGCTGTGGTGTCCTTGCTCACCTCTGTGGCAGGACTTCCGGAGGTTGATTCCGGCAAGTCCCCGCTTAAGCCTGCTAGCGTGGAGGGGGAGTAATGGCCGATTTTACCGGAGAAATTGAAGCTGACGCATACCTCCCGACAAGTGCATACAGTAAGGGGCGAGACGGCCACAGCGTGCGATATATCGTTATCCACCACGAAGCGGCTGTAGGGCTTAGCGGTGCCGCCATTACGCGCATGTGGGATGGTATGCAGGCGCAAAGCGCGCATTACTCCATAGACTCAGCGGGCACTATCACACAGCATGTCTTGGAGGCTGATACAGCGTGGGCGTGTGGTCGCTGGGTAGCGAATTGCGAGTCAATCAGCATCGAGCACGCCAACAACTCTACAAGCCCGTGGACGGTCTCAGAAGCGACGCTTGAGAGTGGTGCACATCTCACGGCGGCACTCCTTATCAAGTACGGGCTTGGATACCCTGAGTGGGGTGGTAACGTCCGGCCACACCGCCAAATTGTGGCCACGGCATGCCCCGGAGAGCTCGCAGAGAGCCAAAACGCACATTTCATGGAGCGCGTGTGCTACTGGTATGAGGTCATGACCGGCTCGCGCTCTACAAGCGCTGCTGGCTGGCACACCGACGGTAAAGGTTCGTGGTGGTATCAGACAGGCGAGAGCGCCGACGAGTACGCAGTTGGCTGGTACATGGTCGGCGATAAGTGGTACTACTTCAACGCTTCCGGCTGGATGATGACCGGCTGGGTACACGAATCGCACACCGGCGAGAAGCTCTGGTATTATATGGATGACTCCGGCGCCCTGGTAGCCGATCAGTGGATTAAGTACAAGGACAGCTGGTATCTCCTTGCTTCTGATGGCCATATGCTCACCGGCAAGGTCGAGCGCGACGGCAAGATGTACTACCTCGACGGTACAGGCCGCATGGTCACCGGCTGGTACCACGACACCGGGGACGGACGGGACATCTGGTACTACTTCGCAGAGGATGGCCATATGGTCGCCGACTGCGTGTATGAGGTCGGAGCGGGTAAGCTCTGCGCCTTTGACCACGACGGCCACATGATGACCGGTACTATCACGATTAAGATTGACGAGTCCGGCTATCTGGCCGGTATCGCGGTTTAAGTGCTATACTGTAACTACGGGCTAGGTGTACTACGTGTCCCTAGCCCGTACAGGGGGCTACGTTCCTAGGCGCGACCCCTTGCGCCCCGCTTCGGCGGGGTGTGCTACGGCGGAAATAAACCCCCTCTCGCGTTGTGCGGGAGGGGGTATTTTTATGTCGATTTTTACGGGTAAGTATTCAATGACACGCATTTCAGACGCTTAGAGCGGCTTACAACAAGCCGTTTACCTGCTATTTTGCAAATAGCGCAAAATGCTGGAAAATGCTTGAGTTGCTAATTGTGTAGGAATTGTGAAGAGTTACTATATTTTTATATACGGTTGACTTACTAAGCAACTCAGACTATTATATAGATAGTGAGAGGGACAAAGGGTTCCTCCAAACCCACGAAAGGGGTTAGAAATGAAAGACATGTATGGGCGCGAGATTTTTGAAGAGAGCAGCTTCATCGCTTCTTACTTCGGAGAATTCGCGGAGGACTTCGACCTTGATGCCATCTTCGACGAGGCCACCGAAATAGATCCTCGTACTGGAAATCGCTACTGGAAAGATGACGTAGATTTTGAAGAGGTCGTAGCGCGCCACCAAAAGAACTAAATAAAAAAGGGAGTCCGGTTTCGGACTCCCAAGCCCCGCGTTTGCGGGGAACATTTTTTGCGGATACGAATCCGCAAACCCTTATACAGGGTCACCCCCGCGTGTGCGGGGAACAGGACTTAAAGATAAGCCATGCAATCAAGCGTGTCAAGAAGAAATGAGAGACTATGAAAAAGATTATCAACGGCAAAGTCTACGATAGCAATACGGCGAAGTTTGTTGGCCATTGGAATTTGGACGAGTCAGTGACTGATTTCAGCTGGTATAAGGAGGACTTGTATCGGAAAAAGACCGGCGAGTATTTTATTTTTGGCAGCGGTAATGCTGCCAGTAAGTATGCAGAGCATGCCTATGGATCGTGGGAAGGTGGCACCGCCATTATCCCGCTCACCTTTGAGCAGGCGCGCGACTGGGCAGAAGAGCACCTGGAAGCCGACGAGTACATTGCAGAGTTTGGCGACCCGGGAGAGGACGCCGAGGACGTTCAAATTCTTGTCAAGGTGTCGCCAAGGGCTAAGGCGATACTTGACGAGCTACGCAGCCGCGAGGGCATTACGCTTTCGCAAGCGGTCGAGCGCTTTATCACGAGATAATTACCACTCACCGATGATTTTATACCGCTCACCGGTGATGCTTGATATAGTCACCAATAGGGACTATTATATAGACAGTGAGAGGGACAAAGGGTTCCTCCAAACCCAGAAAGGGGAAAGAAATGAAAGCAGCAATCAACGAGAGCAGCATTAACAACTCCGTTATTATGGGAAAGCTTCTCCACAGTAAGTCTTCTCGCGACCGTAGATTCGCTCGCGAGTTTTGCGAAAATGTAAAGGAATACAGTGAGGATCTTGCAGCTGCTAAGGCAGCCGGATACAAGACTCTGATTGATCTCAGAGTGACCGTTGCTGAGAAGCTTGAGAAAGATAAGTCCTGCTCAATCAAGGAGCAACTTATCAGCAAGCGCGGAGAGCTTATCACCCTTGTTCAGTTTGGTGATGGCAGCTGCACGCAATTTACAGGTTCTCTTGACAAGAATTACGTGAATTGGAATCGATAACAAACCTACCAGGGGAGTCGAAAGGCTCCCTACCCGCAAGAAAGGAGCCGCCAAATGGTTGTCGACGATTTTAAGAAAGTTACCTGCCCAGATGGCAGGATTGGAGTTGTTCCCTATTGGGGAGCTAATGTTTATTACACTCCTGAAAACGACCACGCTTTTCAGTGGGATGAAAGATTTGGGGGACCGATAGATCCACTTTCGTATGAAACCTTCGGCTCAGACGCTTACTTGGCGGAGGAGAACTTTGAGCGGTGGCTTAAGGTCGCCAAGGAGGCTTGTAAGGAGCTGGGGCTATGCTAATCACTCGCCCCGATCGCTCCAAGGCGGAGTTTCGCGCCTTGCGGGAGACGGTCGGCATGACGCAGCAGCACATGGCGCGCCTGCTTAATGTGGAGGTGCGCAGCGTCAAGCGCTGGGAATCTCCGGGATACTCCACCTATCACGCGCCACAAGACGCTTGGGATATCCTCGACGATGCCATCGCGGCACAGCGCCGCGCTGTGTCCTTTGCGCTTGGCAAGGTGGACGAGATTGCGGCGAGTGCCGGACACGACCCGGCTACTGTAGAGCTTACCTACTGGACGAGCCAGGAGGACTATGCGACATATCACAGCATAGAGGACGGCGGCGACTGGCGACAGGCCAATGCCAATAGCCGTCTCGTGGCCTTTGCACTCCATGAGCGAGGGATTGAGGTTAGATGGATTGCCGGAGCCGAGAGCAAGGTGCCTAAGACGCTCTAAAGGTTTTGACACACAAAATTACTTTGCTTGCTTAAAGTCAAGGATGCTCTCACCGCTACCGACACCCAATGCCTTGTCGAGTGCATTTCCGGCAGCCTGTATTTGCTGTAAGTCTGTATCGGCATATCGTGAGGTCATATTGATATCGGCATGTCCCAGGATGTCCTGTGCGCTCTTGATATCCATTGAGCGCACAGCGATCGTGGCAAAGGTATGTCGCAGGTCATGGAGTACCGGCTTACGTCCTTGAGTGCCGACAAGTCCCCATTCGTCTACGTGCTGCGTCCACCAGCGTGATAGGTAATTTGGTGAGAGAAAATCTCCGGTGATGTCACCGGCAACAAAAATATCTTTGTAAAAAGCTGTACCAACCTGCATACATTGCTCCATTTGCAGGGTTCTTCGCGCGCGTAGGATGCGTGCGAGCTCTGATGTAATCGGTATTACACGCTCTTTATCGGTCTTTGTCGTTTTGATGTAATCGCCGCCGCGCTGTGTCGAGATTGAGCGACGCACCGTAAGCACACTGGCGTCAAGGTCTACGTCTCTCCACCGTAATCCACAGACTTCACCACGACGCATACCGGTGTAATAGGCAATCCATGCCGCACATACATACTTACTTGTTGCGTCAAGCTCTGATAGGCGAGAGACAAACCGCCTCCTGCTGTTTTCCGTCAGTGGGTTTGGCAGTGGCTTTGTAATCTTTGGCGAGCGTAAGGGCGATGTCGGATCGTATGTAATTTGACGCACTGAGAGCGCATATCGGCAACAATGCCGGATGATATTAAAGTGCTTACGAATTGTCGTTGACGCATAGCCGCGATCTTTTTCCCACGTCAAAAGACCTTCTATATCCTCTGTAGTAAGGCTTAAAAACGGCTTGTTTCCAAAGTAGACAGACATCATATTAAGATGGTGTTGATATGCAAGGAGCGTATATCCGCCAAGCGTACCTGACGCTTTCATCGTCTCATAATGACGCGAGCAATAATCATATACTGACAGAGATGCAATATCTGAGTTTTCAATCGCCACAGTGTTAATTTTTTTAGCCCACACTTTAGCCTCTGCGAGTGCTCTGTTCTTTCCGCGCGTGGTTTCGTCGCACGGGATTGATGTAGTCATGCTCTGCTCATGCCGGACACCGTTTTTATCAGTCCAGCGCGCGCGGGCGCGCCAGTGCGACCCGTGTTTTCTGATGGTTACTTTCATCTTTTCCCTTTCTAAATTGTGCCCCAAAAAATTGGGGCACAAATGGGGCACTGTGGGGCATTGTGCCCCACAGTGTGGAGCTACTGCAAGGCAAGTTTATCAGCAATCCGCATATATACAGGTCAGAGGTTTGCCAATATTTTTTATATTTCTTCAAAATTACATATTTTCCAAAAACAATGTTTTCACACGGCAGAGGTCACAAGTTCAAATCTTGTATCGCCCACCATTAAAACACA